GCTTGCAATGAACGGTGTGGTAGTAATTTAGTAACAGAAATGCTTGAAGATGGTGATCGTACTGTTATGGTCGGTGGCTCTAAAGAAGATCAAGAGAAAAACTTAGCTTTAAAAGACAAAAGAAAATTAAAAAGGAGTAAGAAATGATATACAGTAGAACAGGATTATTGAAATATAAAAAAACCTTATTAGAAATTATCGAAGATAATAACAATATGCCAACAACCCAGCATGATAGGAAGGCTGGAGATGGTTTATTTAAATTTCACAATTGTGATTTCACTAATCAAGATTTTAGGGGAGTGGAATTCCATGGATTAATAATGGATAAGTGTGATTTTACAGGATCTGATTTAAGAGGAGCAAAGTTTTATAAGTGTGGATTAAGATCTGCTATATTTAAACGGTGTCAATTAGATGGTGCTGAATTTATTAATAATAACATTCGTGAAGGTTTTATGGCAGAATGTTTTGCAAAAGAACTTATATTGTATTCTAACAATTTAGTTGCAATAGATATGCAACGATTAATTGCTCCTGGTGCACATATTGAAGGCAATGATATGCGTAAAGCTAATGCACGTGGTGCTGATTTTTCCAATGCAGTATTTGCAAAGAATAAAATGCGAGGAATGATAACACGTAATGCATCATTTTCTTGGAGTACCGCTCCTAGATTCTTCCATGATGAAGCATTACAATATGATTATTTAGATCCAGAAACTGAGATTACTGCATATAAATTAACTGCCGCTGATGGTAGAGGCATATACCACCCTAAGATTACATATGAAGTTGGTAAAACATTTGATGCAGAAGACCAAGATGGAATTCGTGTTCCTTTAGATCCTATGCATAATACTGGTATGGCTGTAGCTAATATGGCATGGGTATTACGAGAATGGGTTGCATGTGGAGCATATGGAGATTATAGGTTATTCCAAGTAACATTTAAAGTAAAAGATATTATGGAAAATGAAGGTGCTGCTAAATTCAATATTAAAGTAATGAATATTATTAAAGAAATTGATATGGCTGAATTTTATGAACAGATGACTGAATCAATCGATTATCATACCGGTGTTACCGCACCTGAAACTGATGTATGAAAGACATAACAGGTAAATATGAATTACCTGATTGGTGGGATTTACCATACGAAGATAGGAAAGCCCATTGGTCTATGAGATACGAGAGGCCTACTTTTGGTTATAATGAATATGTTAGTAAATTTACATATGAAACACGTAAATATACTGGTGATTGGTTATTAAAAAATATATTAACTGAATCGGGTGAAAATGCATTAGTCCTTGATGTTGGTTGTGGTATTAATCCATTTAAAGGTAAGATTAAAAATTTAATTGGAGTAGAGCCTGGGACTTGGGGTAATGCTGATATTCAAACTGATTTAAATGGAGCTCATAAATTATTTCAAAAAGAACAATTTGATTGGGTATTAGCGATTGGTATATTACATCATCATGATGAATTGACAATACATAAAATGGTTGAACAGTTAAAAGATTTAATTAAACCAAATGGTTATATAGCTTGTTTATGTAAACCTCATAATGATATATCTGAGCTACAAGATCATCCTGATTTTGGTGCACCGGCATATCTTTATCCATGGTTTAATGAAACTACAGATATATTAACACAAGAGCATAATTTAAAATATTTTCAGGAACCAGTTGTAGACTATACTGATATAAATTTAATACCTGATGATTTGGAATTAAAAGAAAAAGTTACTAATAATAAAACAAGAGAAAGGATATTCTGGATATGGCAAAAAGATACGACGCAAAAAAAGTAGGTCAATGGTCAAGAGCTAAGAGAATGGTGGCTCTTAAAGATCATTTTACAAATGATTGGGCAGAAGCTATTAGAGTTACTAGTGATGCTAAAACGGGTTCAGGTTATGCTGCAGCTTTAGTTATTAATGAGATAAAGCCTGGATTAGTCCTAGATATCGGTTGTGGTAATAATATCATGAGAAAATATATCGATAATTTGATTGGTATTGACTTATTGCCATATCAAGGTAATACTGATATTATTGGAGATGTAATGGATATTCTTCCACGATTTAAAGATAACAGTGTTGATGCTATTAGATCTGTTGGTCCATTCAATTTCGGTAGACCGGAAGAAGTAGAAGAATTGATTGAAGAATGCCAAAGAGTTTTAAAACCTGGTGGTTTGATTTGTTGCCACGCTAGACCTGGAAGAAAAACAGATAAAGAACATTTTCAACAACGTGGTATGATTCATCATCCGTGGACTAGAGATGAAGTGCATAGAATGTCTGAGAAATTTAATTTGGAATTAATGTTCCCAAATCCATCTGTACCTGATATGAATCAGGATATAATTATGGAATTTACTGATATGACCCAAGTGTCATGGGAAGTACTTGAATCTTATACTAAAAGATATGATCCAGATCATACTACAGTAGATGAATGGAATCAATGGGTTGATCGTCAAATGTCAAAAGTTGAAAAAGACGCAGCTGGGCATAGTCGTATACCAGATGCCGGTAACGATATGTTTGATAAAAAAGCCGAATATGAATCTTTTGGAAGTATACTAGATAAATGTAGAAACGAAAGATATCGTAGACTTAAAGATATACGATATGATCCAGCAATATTACCTAAGGTTCGTGGTAGATATAATTGGTGGTGGAAGAAAAAATGAAGTTTGTTCCCTTTGAACATGATTGGACGTTAGCTGAAGTTAAATCTAGATTTAATACTCCGGAGGAGTTTGAAAAAAGAAATTTAGCTTTATACCGACAATTATCTGGGTATGATTTAGCATTAGAAGTTGCAGCTACAAAACCCACTCTTGTTATTGATATCGGATGTGGTGGGAATGTATTTAAGGAATATATTACCACTTTAAGCGGAATTGACATTGTACCACATCCAAACGTAGATATTGTAGATGATATCCACAACGCTGGGCAATACTATGAACCAGAATCAGCTGATTGGATATTTAATTTTGGTCCATTACAGTATACGGATCCTAACAGACAGGTTGAGATGATGGCAAATTTATTAAAGCCTGGTGGTACTATAGTAGCACATACTAATGTAAGAGCGCCATGGTCTATAGAATATATTAAGACTTTAGGCGAAGCCTTTGGATTGACATTAGATAGTATAGATATAAGTTATACCGTCACTGGTATAATGAACGAAGAAGACTATAAAATACAAACAAAAGTTTCAGCATGGAAGAATAACGAATTTAGTATGGAAAACTTTGTTGCGCCAAGGTTAACTTGGAGATGGTATAAATAATTTATATGAAAGAAGATGAGATACCAAAAGGTACTGCTGGTATATACCAAAAATGGTTAGCTAGTGGTAAAACAAAATTCACACCAACGGATGAAGATATTTGGTGTGAATTACAGTTACAGTGTGTGGGTGATTGGGAACCTTTACGAAAAGTTAAACCTATTGATCTTAACCAAATAGAAAAAGAATTAAAACCGTATAAAGATAAATGGCAAGATTATTTGCCTGTAGAAGGAAGATCAAATGCTAGAGAGGGGTTAAATCTAATCGGATTACCCGGTGATCTTCCTTGGGATACTATTAGCATGCCGGAAACTGCAATAAGGATGGGTAAAAAATTACATGAAATTGATTTTGATGAACCAACTCAACTATATTATGATTTAAAATCATTACATCCGTTATTAGATCCGTTATTACCTTTAGGTAGATCAGCGCTAGTTAAATTAAATGAAGGTGGATGGTTTACTCCGCACCGGGACAAGCCTCAAATTTCTAGAGAAACATTTAGAATTATAATATTTTTATCTAAACAATGTGCGTCTGATTCATTTAGATTTGAATTAGGTGGTATACACAGACCAATAGTACCAGGTACGGCATATTTAATTGCAACACAACAAATGCATCAAACTCATGCATATAAAAATAATTCTATACATTTAGTTATTAATATACCAAAAACGTGGGCAAATGTTCTTAAAGTAATGAGTTTGTTATAATTATAAATAGATTAAAGGAGAAAATTTATGGAATATTTATTAAGATCACGTTATTTAGGCGCCAAATTTGGTGAGGCTAACAGAGTATTATTAGAAGCTAAATTAGTTCAACATGCCCATTATCATGATGGTTTCCACTTTTTATCTGCTGGTGAGCATGTATGGGTGATTATAGTCTTTAAAGAACAAGCAAAGAAGAGGCTTTTTAAAACGGAATGTTGGAGAGATATTATAAAACCTGGTATGCCTAGTGGCATGGCTCCTTGGAAAAAAACTGGATTCAAACTTAAATCATTACCTGAAGACAACGAATACCGTCAGCAATTAGCTCAAATAAAAGCTGAGAATCCTAATATATTTAATTACGACGAATAACATCATGAAGTATCTGTTAACAATAATTATAGTTTTATTTTTGACAGGATGCGAATCAATAAAATTCAAGAATCTAGCAAAGACTGGAGCAACGACTGCAGTTACATACGCTGTAGCAGGACCCATTCCAGCCATAGTTAACTTAGGTACGTCCGTATTAGTTGATGAAGTACTACCAGCAGAAGAGACTATTACAGATATTGAATCTGGTAATACAGAACAGATGTGGGCATATATTTGGAAAGAGTTAATGGAAAATATATTATATGCTATTATTGGCTTATTAGTATTCACCACAGTTATTGGCCCATGGGCAGTACAGCGTAGAGCACGAAGAAAACGTAAGTACGATCAATACAAATATGAAGCTAAATTAGCACGAGAAAATAATGTCAGATAAATTGCCAGAGATATTATCAACACCAGGTAATATTAATACAGACCATTGGTTTAATAACCTATCAAAAGAAAGTGCTGAAATTGCAGCAAAGCCTGGTTCGGTTGTAGAATTGGCTAAGAGCCAAGAGATTTGGTTCTGCGATATACCGTTCACTCAGGTTTTTTCTAATATAAAAGGAAACTATCAAGTATGTTGTTTCGGGGCCGATCAAAAGAAACATACTGTAAATAACACATCGATTACAGATTGGATGGAAGACAGCGAATATATGAATAGTATTCGTGAAGAAATGCTTGATCCAAATTCGGATCATAAAGCAACTGATCGTATTTGTAAAAGATGCAAAGATGAAGAAGCTAAATTTGGAAGATCCAGAAGAACTAATGTTCTTAAATTACATGGTGATGATAAAAGGTTTTGGGATGCTACAACAAGAGCAATAGAAAACTATAAGGCTTTAGGTAACACGTGGATATTTGAAGAAAGAAATTGTGAAATACAGCTTAAAGTTTGGGGATCACAGTGTAATTTAGATTGTCATATGTGTGATCATAAAAACTCTACGACTCGATTTAAAGTAGCAAAAGAGGGTGGTGTGTGGAGTAGTGTAATATTTGGTGGTGCTGGATTTCCGAAAGACGATCAACATATTAATAGAAAAAGAAATAACACGTGGACGTTCGACTTAGCAGCAGAAAATATAAAAAAACACATCGATAAATCATATAACATGACAGAAATAATTGATGAGATTGTTGAGTTAAGTCCTTATATAAGAACCATAAAAATTATTGGTGGTGAATCAACAATAATGAAAAAACAATATAAGATGTTGGATGCATTAATAGCAGTTGATCAAGCTAAAAATATTAAGATTAAATTTCAAACAAATCTATATCAAATGAAGTCAGGCAAGCATAATATGTTTAAATATATACCGCAGTTTCTGGGTATTACTATGGTGGCTTCTATAGATGGTATTGGAAAGTATAATGATTATATGAGAAGACAATCTCATTGGGAACAGATAGAAGCAAATCTTAATATGCTAGGGAGTGATGCGCATCCTAATACTAAGGTTGACTTTAATTCTACCATTGGATTTCTCAGTATATTGAGATTTTATGAAGTTATTGAATATTGTGAAGGCAATCATGCGGTTACGCGGATAAATTGGAATTATATAGAGAGTCCTAAACATTTACGACCTAATAATTTACCTAGAAAAATTAAAGATGCATTAATTCCTAAGTATGAAGGTCACCCGGATCTTATTGGCGCCCTTGAAAAAGAAGCTGAATCTGATTGTGATATACAAGAAGTCTTCAAATACCTGTTAGATCAAGATAAATACTATATAGGAACACCACACGAATTACATTTATTTGAAGTGTATCCAGAGTTGGAAGAATATTATGTTAAACCATAGGAAAAATAACGATGGAATTTAAATATAAATCAATGCCTGTAATGAGTCCTATTAGCATGCCAACAAAGGATAAAGGTTTCTTTGGCGCTATATGGATGTGGTTAATTACTACTAGAAAATGGAAAATAGAAAGAGAATGGAAATTCGAATTAGATGGTACTAAATTTAAAGTACCTAAAGGATTCGTATTCGATGGAGCATCCGTTCCAAAATATTTCAGAAGTTGGCTTTCGCCAATGGGTGTATTATTAATAGCTGGTCTCATTCATGACTATGGCTATAAGCATGCAAGATTAATGTATGATAAGAAAGATAGTATTCACGCCCCACAAAAAACACAAAAAGAATTTGATGTAATTTTTAGAGACGTTGCTATTGCAGATAACGGCTTTAAATTTATTAATTGGATAGCATATATTGCCCTACGACTGGGTGGATGGTGGGCCTGGAGAGGGCATAGAAAAAGTGAATTGTAGAGATAGAGCAGAATGTGGAGCGGTAATACTTATTGTCGCGGCCTTTGGTTTAGCTGCTTTGATATTATTCATTGGTAATGTTTGAAAAAATAAAACATTGTTTAGCGGAAAAGGAATGTTTTAAATCATGGACTTGGGTTAAGATATCGATGTTAGTCACTATCTTGGCGTGGATCCTTTTTGTACCTCTTCTATTAATAGCTACCGCTATATGTTTAAATAATATAATTAATTAGGAGAAAGAATGAAACGATATCTAACAGCAGTATGCGCAGCACTATTTACACTTAACACTTTTGCATTGGACGACTTTGACTTATACAAGTACGGTGATACGAAACTAGAGATTGAACGACAGAACTTTATTGTAAAACTTATATTATTTAAGGATAACGAGGCATTAACTAAAGAATATTCTAAAGTTACCGGTACACCTATTGAAGAATCTAATATTAGAGCATTTACTTCAGTATCCCCTACAAACGATGTGTGCTTTATTAATATTGTAGCCCCTAAGATTTGGGATGATAGGGAGGCATTAACTATTATTGGACATGAGTTAATGCATTGTGGATTGGCTAAACACCAAGATGCTTCAGCAGAGATAGCTGAAAGAGAAAAGGAATGGGAAGAAAAGCAAAAGAAAGAAGCAGCAACTGAGGAAGAGTTACAAACTATTGAAGACTTGTATGCTGAAGATAGAAAGTTAGAATTAGAATGGCTTAAAGAGGATTACGAGAAAATGGGTATTGTAATTGATCCAGCATCTAGTGTTCCGTGTCCTTTAAAGGATGTAGTAGTAGAAAAGGATATCATTGATACTGCAGTTAATGTAGGGTTAATAACAAAAGAAGAAGCAATACAACTTAGAAAGGATATTGCTGATGGTAAGAAAGACCTTGTTGATGTTAATTCCCCTGACGGTATCCTATCATTTGGAACCATAACTTATGACGACGATCAATGACATTTCCTTACAATTAGCAGATTTAGTAACACCATTCTTTACTATGATGGCTGGTATAGTCATCGTATTTTGGATTAAGGATTTCGCAGGCAATATAGCACAAGGTTTAAGTTTTAAATACTTCGGACCCTTTAAAGAAGGTGATCATGTAATGATTGATAACCATAAAGCTGTTATTGTTAAGATAGGGTTATCTGTTACAGTCTTTGGTTGTGATGACCCAGAACGTGGTTATATATGGAGATATGTACCTAATGATCGTATAGATAACCTCAAATTAGGTAAAATTATATCCTCTAGTTCGAAAAAGTTATAAATATAAACAGTATATATACAAAAGGACAGGCATGGAACAGCGGGTTAATTCTTTAGAGACTGATTTAGAAATCTTGAAAAGAGATATGTCCGCGTGCCAGGCTAGTATTCATAAAGATATTGCTATACTTAAAGATCAAAAACAGGATTTACCGCTGTGGTTGAAGTCTTCAGCCGTTGCCGTTATCTTTGCTATATTTGGCCAAACAATTACTTCCGTTTGGTGGGCAGCAACGATAACTAGTAGACAAGAAGCAATACAAAGTAAAGTACAAGAGAACACTAATTTGATATCTACCGTAGCACAGACCCATGAACAAGTCATGTTGTCTCTCAAAGAGATTCAAATTAATAATAAGAATATGAAGGAAATGCTTCATGATATTAAAAATAAGCAGAATGGCCATGCCGCTGCATCACCACAGGGACATTAAATATGAAAACATTAACCCAAATTAGAGAAGCTTCGCATGACGGTAAGACCGGCGATAAAGAAGCATATCAAGCGTTCTTTAAAAAGGCATTAAAGAAGTTCGGTGTTACTGAACCTGATCAACTAAAGGGTGATAAAGAGAAAGAGTTTTATGACTATGTTGATGCTGGTTGGAAGGGTGATAATGAAAAGCCTGAGCCTGGAGATAAGAAAGAAGGTATCTCAAAATCTGTAACTTACGGTAAGATGAAAGGTAAGAAGAAGAAACAGGTTGATGAAGTTGAAGAGGGATTAGTAAAAGGCAGAGGATTTCCTGGTATTAAAGCTGATAAGAAAAAAAAGAACAAACGAGTGAGTGGGCAAAATAAAAACATAGCTTATAATTATGATAGAGATAAACGTAAAGAATCTATAGATGAAGATGACATCGATGAAGGTAAATTATCTGGTATTGCTAAAGCATTAACTAATATCTCTGGTAAGCCTGAATATAAAAAGATTGCACGAAACCTTAAGTCATTAGCTATGAGAGCTAACGAAGGTGATAAAGGTGCAGCAAAACAAATTAAAACTCAATTAGCTAAATTAGCATCTAAGGTAGATAAGAAAGCTGGAGCTAAATTAACTAAGATGTCTGGTCTTGCTGCTACATACGAAGAAGTTGAAGTAGAAGAAGCAGTATCTGTTGATATGAGAACTAGAGGTTTTAAATCAGCAATGGCAAGAAACTTATTACGTAAAGAGAAAGCACAAGCAAAAAAAAAGTCTGAAATAGACGAAATCATTGATGCAACAAATGCCAAATTAAGAGGCGAGGATGTATCAGTTGGAGCGGGGAGCGTTAACATGGGCCAGGGTAAACCAATGAAACCAATGGCACGTCGTAAAAAGAAGGGTAAACATGACTATTAAAACATTTAAAGAAATAACAGAGGTCTCTGCAGAGACTAAAGCTAAGATGCGAGTGACACTTAACAGAGGTTATGCGTCTCAATTGAAAACTAAATTGGGTAATGCAGTGTCTTCTATGAAAGAATTAGCATTTGATTTAGATAATAAAGTTCAAACTGTTGATCCAAAAGTATCTAAGCAACTCAAAGCTTTTCATAAAGAGCTTAATAAATTCGCAAAGCAATTCAATAAAGCTGTACAAGATAAAGTAGAGTAAGTGCTATGCCGCAAGCAGCACGTGCGAATACAAGGGTAGCAGCACCTTATAAAATAACAACAGAACATGTAACTAAAAAATCATGTATTGAATTTGATGATACAGTACCACGCGGCAATGCATATTGGGATTCAGTTGAATCCCAATGTATTTTAGAAATACCTGGTAATGAACTAACAGAACAAGAATGTATGTTGGCTTCACAAGAATTGGGTATGGATGACAGCCCCAATGCGCATTTTCAATCATATATTTGGGATGATACCAATAAAGTATGTCTATATGACTATTCCGGAAGTACATCCACACCACATCCATGTTTTGATATTATCTACGGTGACGATGGCTCATCAACAGTATTAATCAATAATCAAAAAGCACACCGAAAAGGTGATGATTCCACTGAACATATATACACAACCGACGGTAATGGTAACTGTAATGTTACCCACATTGTTCCTTTAGCTGAAGGATCACCAGATGTATTTGTTAATAATAAAGCTTTAGGCCGTGAAGATGATAAGTATAGCGATAATATGTTTCTTAATCACGCCGCTACATCAGCTACAGTACATGTTAATTCAAAAGGTGGAAAGGGAGCATGTGGTTCTGAATCTATATCCGGTCAACCAAAAACTACAGCACATTTTCCATGTGCTAGCGATAGCTGTGATTTAACTGGTTTCACTGATTATTTTGCACGGAAAGCACGTGGAAAGAAAATTAAAAAATTCTTAAAAAAATTGGACTCACTTGTAAATTGGCAGGATCCTATAGATTTTATGAATCACAAATATTTTAGTGACAGCATAAATTCTGAATTTAATCATCATAATGCACCAAAAAATCATAAGCATTGGATAGAGCTTAGTCCATTTTACGAAGCAGACGCGTCGTTAATTAACCAAATACTAACCGGTAGAACTAGACCAGAGCCAGTAACTAATAGAATGTTTCGTCATATAATAAACACTGATCGAAGCGGCTTTATATCAAATATATATTATATATGGATGGGTTCCCATCAAAAAATGCTTAAAGAAGTAAAGGACATTCTTGAAAAAGAATTAATTGAAAATTGCGATATCGATGAAATGCTTGATATAATTGATTTGCTGATTGACCAAAGGGGTGGTAAAAAACATGATGTAGTATTACTGCCAGAACATACATCCGAAGAACGACAAGAATCATATGGTATTCATGCTAATACTATTGCTACTATACGTCATGGACAGCAAGAGATAATGCTTGATAATGGCATATATGATATTAAAATCGTTGATACAAAAACACAAGCAACAATTTGGGAAGAAAGAGATACATTTATACAACTTAGTGACCCCGCCGGGTCAAATATTCGTGCGACATGTAATGGGAATGTTTGGACTTATTATGATGCTGGATTAACTGTGTGCCAAAATAATGGTGGTACCATTACTAAAATAGAAGCTGCTGCTCCATTTGATAACATGCATACCTTCACTAGTGACTGGCCTATAACCGGTACATATCATAATCGGTACACGCATATAATTCAATGGAGAAATCCAGATATTCCATCAATTAAACAAAATGTTGATAATACATCAAATGCTATTATTAATAGCGCAGGAAGTGTTGCTATAGTAATTACAATTCCTAAAGGATATAATTACGCAGAAATTCACACTGCCGCTAATGGTGATATATCATTTACACCTAAAACTTCAACTGGAATTGAAGTTCAAACTTCACTTGGATTTGGTGAAGCGATTGGTGGTGATGCTTATGAAAGAGTTGAAAATCTTGCAGCGCGTCTACTGAACGTGCCTGAGTCACGGTGTTCAAACCCAACAATATATGATGAAGCCTCGTGTCTGGCTGCACTTGATACGTGGATTCCAGCTACAGATAGAAGATTCATAAATGATCTGTATAATATGACAACAGGTCAATCATATATCAATGATACTTCAATTACACCTACATTAAATACATTAACAGCAGATAATAAGATACCAGATCTGGGGGCATTATTAGGTTCTTGGTATCCAGATCTAGATATTACAACATTAGCACATTGGCAGACAGCTGGAGTGCTGCAGACATTAATACATGAAGTTGGTGGCCATAGAGTACACAATTCTGAATGGGGTCATGGAACTAATAAAATATTCACAAATGATGAAATGATGAATATAATATTTCATCTTCGAGATTATTATGTAGAATCAACCGTTTATAGGGATCCAGACATATTGAAACAAAATCCACATGGTTGTGCTGTAGGTGGCGGTAATCTGATTACAGATGTGTGTCTGGCTAAGCACGTGTGTATAAATACGACGGCCAATCCACCAGTAACTGATTACTCGCTTTTAACAAAAAATACGTGTGAAGCGGCTGGAGCTGGTTATTATTGGACTATATTAGCAGATCCTCAACCAAGCACTGATAGTTCACAGCACTTAACAAAATCCGCATGTGAATCTGCCGGCTATGGATATAGATGGACTAGAACCGGCTCCTGGACGGGGTTTGTTCAACCTATGGAAAAGTTTAATTATTGTATGGATTATACTACCAAGGCTCGAATTGTAACTGCTACAACTATGGATGAATGTTATAACATTACCGATCCTAATATTACTCCACAGTGGATGACTGGTTGCGAAGACTATTATGGTCAGTGCAGTGATCAGTATACTCATGCTGGTATAACCAAAGCAGAATGTGAAATTGGTGGAGATACATGGACACCTGTTGCCGGTGGTAATACATGGTTTGATGGTGTCAATGCTTCTAATCAGAAGATTCGGAATGAAAATCCAGAAGTTCTATATACATTATCAATAATGGTCGAACTTTACATGCGTTGGCCGTTTACAGGGCAGGATGGATCATGTATGAATCCTGCTAGTGGTAATTTTAATCAAGCGCCTGATGAAGGGTATTGTGTATCCAAAGGTGGAATATGGGATCCGGATGGTTGGTGGCCAGCTTTTACTATGGATGGATCAAGAACATTAAATAAATTTGGCCAAGAATCTGAAACACCATATGGTAATCTTACTAAATTTAATCATGGTATAGCTAGATTAATGAGTTATACTACAGGTGATTTTCAAAAGGGTGTCGACATATTCGAAGATGAGTTTATGGCTAGAATAATTTCGCTTATATTAGTAAACAAGTGTTATACATTTACTGGTGATATATATCCTCAATTGAACTCTATAGGTATTAAATTATCATATGCTAAGTGTAAATCCATTGATGCTGAGATTTTTTCTAAACTTCTGAAGGGAAAATTAACAAAAAGGAAAATACCAACAGAAAAAGAGATAAAACAAAGACTTCCTAATGTAACGTTTTTGTTGTAATATCATATAAATATTAGTATGGATTCGAATTTTACTAATATCAAGCCGGCAATTGGCACTACAAAAACCACTAATGGGAATACCGAAACTTGGACTGGTACTATATGGATCTCTGGCCAGTGGATTGTAAAAGGTAAACCTGGTGGTGAGATTCATAAGCCACCAGGTGCTATGTGGTATATTGATGAGACATGGCGACTCGAAGAATATAATACCGGTGGTACATTCGATATACACTTTCAAAAAGATTTTAGTATTAGCGACAAATTAACAATTGACACTGGGCCACTTGTCGAACCAACATTGCCAACAGGGTGGAAATTAGATAACTCAGGATCTATTGCACAAGGGGTGACTACCGCTGCACCGGTTACTACCAAAAAAATTAAGCCAAAGCCAGTTGTTAAGTCAAGAAATATTACAGTGCAAGAAGGACATGATCTACTTGCTAAATTCCGTAATGTATTACATCCTGTAAAAAAACAATTGCCAGACGCCGTTCGTACAGGGCTTGGTGGGTTTTTAGTGAGTATTGGATTAGAGTCAATTATTGGTAAATGGGGGTATGCCTTTTCGAAATTTAGCAGTAATGTAGCAGCTGAAGAGGGTAAAGACGCGTCGTTATCAAGTATTGTTACGAATCTCCCTCCAGATGATTATGCTATGCTAAGTTTAAAGAATGATTGCGGAATAATAAAAAACTTCGACTTTTATATGAATCCAATGTATAGACCAGATGATATTGTAGTTTTCAAAGATATTGATCGCAGTGCATTTGTTGAATTTTTTAAATTAAAGGAATGGGGCCCTGCCGGCATATACTTTGGAAAGGTACATACCGGAACCGGCAGAGATGCTATAGCAATTGATCTTCCCGGTGATTGGTCGAAAACATCTGATGACACAAGTGGAGCTCAGTACGTGAATATTTTTTATCTAGATACTATTATTCACGAGTGGGTCCATGCTGAGGCTTACAGATCTGGTTTAGTTAAATGGATAAGGACTACAAGTAATATATTTAAAGTACCTGTCTATGATGCTATGGAAGCTATATCCAAAACTGAGAATTGCCCGAGGAAATTAAGATCTCTTGCCTCAACCAGTGAATCTTACACTAAGCGAGGTTCTGCGGGTTATTCAGATAATCAACTTGGTCTGGAAATATTTAGTCGTATTAAAGCTGCTGTAGCATTAGAATCCAACTGGAAGAATTTAACAGATGTACTACCAGATTATAAAGATATTTTTACCAAGCGATTTAGTGATGAGTTAATAGCCCGATGCTGGCCTCCACAGGTTGTAACTGTTGTTGCTGAATATGATATTAAAGATCAATATAATGAGGTTATACCACCATTACCCAGTAAAACATTTGTTACTGCTAAAGCTTTAGAGATGCTTACTAGTAACGACATATTAACAACTAAGCTTGGATCCAAGATACGAGCTCGCACAAAATATTTAGAAAGTAAACGTAACACATGACTTGCAAATACACAGAATCTCCTAGTATAAGATCTAGTGAATTAATTAAATTAACCAGATTAATTGCTGATGGAATATCTGCCATTGAAGAACACCCCAATGGCGTAATTACAAAACATGTATACACGCCTCAAATTGTGGAAGGTTGTATTTTATTAGGTGTTCCAGAAGATGGTAGTTCTCAGCTATTATTAGGGGTCGATGATAAAGATGCATGTAGTGGACAAAATGAAGTTTTGGATGGAACCAATTTTGCTTATTGGCAAGAAGCAAGAAATGATGGTTGGGAATTCGATGGCCTTAAAGCAAGTTTGCAAATAGTGGTGGACGGGGAAAAAATATTTCAATATCCGTCGCCTAGAATGATGGGAACATTTTCTCCATCATTAAATGCTCCAACAAGTTTATTTATGGATATGATTGGTAATGATCCTTTTTATACACGATGGTACCAAGAAAAAAATCCAAATTTAGTAATTGTTAAAATCCCAGCATCTAATCCCGGTTATTTTAATTATATGGTGACATTGGGGTCGAATGATGCACATGCTGGTACTGAAAAAACAAAATATATGCGAGGTTTAGATTTAGAAAGTATTAAATGGCCTATAACTGGATTAGTTAACACATTTAAAAATTGGGGCCCTGATAAAAATGGTGTTATAAAAACATATATTAGTAGAATGATATGGACTGAAGCGCCGAGTGGTTGGGGAAAGCCGAGTGGATTTTATAGTGAACCCCACAAAGAAAATCATGTAAAAGTTGGTGATGTTGGTGATAATTGGAAACCATACACAACAATAATTCATGAATTATTACATCCTGCAGAATTTAATCAGCAATTTCCTTTATCTAGTACTAAAATTGATAGTTTGGTTGCATTTATTGATGGATATAATAGAAATCTAGGAATTCTTAAAGGCATGGAGGGGATTAATTCTTCGTATAGACCTCCGTCAAATCCAACACAGCTCCATTATGATTATTGGTTAGATGAATTTTTAGTAAGATTGGTGGTTAATGCATTAAATGAAAATCCAGATACGTGTATTAGAGGTTTTTTAAAATCAACACATGGGTTATCGTCAGTAGGCGATGCAGAAGGTAAAATCCAGTCAATGTATAGTATTATTGGAGAAGAGTATACTAAAAAGTTGCAGAGATTTACACAAGATTTTTGGGGTTATACATCATTGTGTGCAGCTGCTGAAGCTAAAGAAGTTATTATTAAGGCAGATATAGAAAAGAAAACTCCACCAGTTCCGTGGTGGGAATTACCACCAACGACATTTAACAAATTACAAATTGGAGCCGATGGATCAACTATAGTTGATGACGAATTAAAAGAAACATGACAGTATATACTACAGACAAATATCATGCTTTAGTTGAGGATATTACAAAAGCTAAATTCACACTTGAACAGGAACGTGCAAAGGGTGCTTCTTCTGGGCGGCTTGAACATTTAGAACAAATAATTGCAGGATTGCAGACTCAATTACGTACTATGCCTTATACAAAGGGTAATTTTTGGGATGCTTCTGATGACGATAAAAACATTCCTTATAGGGATGTACCTGTTCCACATTGGAGCCGGGTTGTTAATATTAATGAACACACTGCCGAGACCTTATTAGAATTAAAGAGATTACAATGCGCAGAAGCTAGTGTAAAAAACCAAAGTAGTACCATTGCAACTGCCGGGTATAGACGACTATATCGTGCCAAAATTGACGATGCAGACGCTACAATTTTTGAAACAGATGTAGCGGTTCAAACAGGTTTGAATATTGATAATAATACTAATAAGTTCTTTGGCACTAATGGTTCGATATCTACAGAAGATATTAAATTAGCTAAAGATAGTTTAGCTATACTAGAACCCGGTGCTGTCATGACAAGAGCACAAGAAAATGCTTTTAACGAACATTACTATAAGTTTCAAAGAGATCATCCAATTACTTTTCCTGGACCTATAGGTGGTTATCAAAAAGGTAAATTATATTATCAACCTGATGGAAAAATTCCGTCATATTGGAATCACGGAGCTCCTAGATATGTATTGGTTAACGGTGATATTAATCAATCATACGAAAATTTTCATATGAGAGCTCATGGTGATTGGAATCCATATGTTAGAAATTATCAACAACATGGGGATCATGAGAGTGGGGTTACTGATTATGTTAGTCGTGTTGCAAATTATACTGCTATTCCTGCTCAAGGCGCTTTAACATATGAGGTTGCAGAAAATATTATTAGGACGTTTTTAAAAAAAGCATATATTGTAATAGAAATACCTATGGGCATAAACAAAACTAAATTGGGTAATGCCAAATTTGGAACTATGCCAGGTATACCATTAATATTAGGTAACGATTGGCAAGCTTCTAAAATAAAAAAAGCTGTACAAGAGAGTAATTTCAAAAAACAAGAAAACGTAGAAGTAACAACTATAGAACGTACAACCAAATTGCAGTATATAACTTTAGAACAGTTAGAAAAAAGAGTAGGTGGTATTTGGGAAATATCTGATGTTACTAATTTTAACAATAGAACAATTACTCCTGATGATTATGATGCAATGTCGCCTGTTGATAAACAAATTAAACAAATTGACGCTGTAAAAATTAAGCCTCAATTTGCAGAAAGGATGGGTATACCAAAGTATGGTAAGGATATGGTTTTTGTTCTTCCACATGCAATAGTGAAAGTATCTAAGATATTTGCACCGTATATTGAAACTGTTGATAATGTCGTTGTTAAAAAAATGTATAACGAGGTGGCAGCAGATATTAAAAAAATTACTGGGAAAGGCTTGAATCCGCCTATCGTTGAGAAAAATTTAAGTGCTAAATTTGAAGATATACTAACAACCAATATTAACCGTAATATTTTATATTTCCATGAAATAATAACTGATAAATTCAGATTTGCTGTCATGAACGAATTTACGGGTGGTGATGATTCCATTAATAACGGTATTGATAAAATTAAGAAAGCGCAGACTGCTTTAGCGGACTATCATAGATTTCTTATAAATGATCCGAAGGTTCTTTGGACATTAAACTATGATCTAAGATTAGCCCTTGAGGAATCAGCCGCTTTCTTTTGGACCTCACATATACCATATGAAGATTTAAAAAATAAGAATAATTATGTAGATCCATATACACGGAAAAATTCACAAGACTCTGACTGGAGGCGTTTAAAATTAAATCAGCTATATACTGAATTTGATCATTTCGTGGAATACTGGGGTAAAGTTGAAAATTTCTTTACAGTAAATAGTAATGGCGAGGCTCAATTTGATGTGCACACATGGGAAAACGGCATTATTCGAACCGACGAAATTAGTGACTTTGGAGTTAATAAAAGAGTTAATTTTGTAATTGACTTTTATGGAAATTTTGCAAGGCAAAACCATGAAGGTGCGCCGTTTATGAGAGGTGCTGAACCTGGTCGAGGGTCAAACAACGCTATCGCAGTTAACCAAGATCATATGTGGATCCAGAATACTGGTGGTGTCAGTGACGCAATGATTTATTCAGGATTTCCTGGTATAGCTGAAACAGGATATAACAGTCTTAGAAATTTTAATGACAGAGCTATGCATGGTGGTGGTACCAAAGAAGTATTTATAAATTTAAATCCTAATAATGTGTGGCATAGCCACTTATTCTCTCAAGATTTTTTAGACAAACAGAAAATAATGTGGGTTGAAGATACTGGCTCATACGCATACGTGCATGATGTTGCAAATGACGTATTTTCCGATATCGGTGAACATCCATATCCAGAAGTTACTATTAGGGAGTATCTTGAAGGTAGTTTGGCAGGACAATTTGAAAGTTCAAGGAAAACTGCAAATCCTACTTCTGAAAAAATTCTAAGTATATTAGAAGGTATGATGGACGGCAAAAAGATTGAGTTAGCCGGTATGATTGTACCATTAGAAGATGTTGATGCGCGCAATGCATATTTTAAAAAATATCTGACTTGGTGGTGGCAATCTTTAGGATATGATGCTGTTAATATTGCCTTTACTGATAATGGAAACCCATTTAAATATGTGCCTGGAAAAGTGCAGGGTGGTGAGTCAGCTAGAGGCTTCTACGGTGTTGTCTTTAAAAAGGCTTTTCCTACGATGCTTTTTCCTAAATGGGATTTAGTTCAACATCAGAAACCAGATCCTAGAAAATTAGCTAATAAAGAGATCCCATTTTATGAAACACTTGGAAGAAGTGGCCAGAAATGGCAGTTATATGAAGTAATGAATGCTGATGTTGAGGCAGTCATAGATGCTAAAAGCGCCTTAGAAATAGCGATTGGTACAGGTGACAAAACAAAAATACAATTCGAACGTGACATACTAGCTGATGCCAAAGAACATTTAGATTTTAACATTCCTAGCGAGACTAGGAAATATTATATAATTTCAATTGAAGGAGCAGTTCCAAAAAATATGGTACCTACGTACGATTATCTTACGAATAAAACTGGTCTTCCATATATATGGTTTAGTCATGAAACTACGACTGGTGAAATTTTTATTGAATATATTAATCAAGGTAAAGATGCCGGGTCTGCTTATGGTTTTAAAAGTCAGTTAGAGAATTATATGGGTGAATTGCATCAGCTAGAGCTGTTAGGTGATAACGTTAATAACCCACGTAAGACCCAGCTGGTGACATGGATAGCTGAGGTGGAACAGAAAATTGAACACTTTATAAAAGTTCAAGGGAACTATAAAAAAACAGCAAATATGGGACGTGAGATGTTTGATGCATTATTCTCATCCGATGTGGTCTATGCGAATATGCGATATTTAAAGATTAATATTCAAACGACGGCTGGTACTGTTATATTAAATAATTATTTCAGCGATTTAGTATCAAATGGTGCAATGAAGCGTATTGACTGGATGAACAGTACACAAATCAGATTTGATGATATGGAATTAATTTCAGAGACAGCTGCATTAGGTGAATCAGAATTTAAATCAGATGCTTCTAAAATATTTGATAAAACGACTGGAGAAGAACTTGAAATATATGGTACTACGGAATTCCGTGAGGGAATAACTGAAGCTAGGAAAGTAACCATTGACGGTGTAGAGTTTATTAGCAACGTTAATAATAATATTTCAATGTTTCATGGTGGTAAAAACCTGAGAATAGTAAAGCCAAGTCAATATCAGAAAACTGATCATAAAGGTAATTTAATTGATGGTGTAAAAGGTGATCCAACCTATTATGCTATTTATAAGCTAGATCAGTCTGAGGTCATGGCTATTAGAAATGGTGAGAAATTTGCATCGAAAAATCCATATATGCAAACACCATTAAATCCTAGGACTGAACAGTTATGGAAATTAGTAATTGAATATGTTAAAGTGGGTGGTAATGAAATTAAACCACCGTCAATTATTAAGCGTGACGGTACTCATATTCTTATTAATGGCTCTAACCAAGAATTTACCCTTGGCCAACTAAAAGCAATTGCTCCAACTTATGTTGATTCTATTAAAAATCGTATAATAAATAAAGCTAATAAAATTCAAACTAAAGATAGTCCTATTAAACCGCAAAAGGTAGATTACGCTGTAACTAACCAAGGGAGGGGTGTTGTATCCTTTACTGGTAAGGCTACAGAAGGAAAGAATTATGTTATAGCTGAACATGGTTTAAACAAGCCATCAGACTATCATTTATTTGCTGAATCACCGACTAATACTTTTATAACATTTAGGGTTAGTGGTGACGGTACCCATGTATATTTCGATGTTGCTAAAGGTTCAGGCGCTGGAGCTGCAGCTGAGCTTGAAATATACTGGAAAGCCTTCTTTGATAGTGAGGTAACTCATAAAATGAAATTTTTACATCTTGAGCAATTAAGCCACCAAGGTGTTAGGTTTTTCGAAAGAGCAGTTAATGCACTAATTAAATCTGGAGCATGGAAAAAGCATAAAGTTTTATCTGATCCAGATTTTAGAGTAGATGATCTACAATTAAAACTACATGCTGCATCTAAGGGAGTATTTAGATCTACTAATAGTGTGGTGCTAATGGATGGATCTCATGCACTTAGTGCTATGGGCGAGACGCCAGATGGTTTCTTTGAAATGATAACAAACCAAGTTTCTTTTACAGAATTAGTAAGAAGGTATGGTGAATATAATACTATATTTAACGATTTTGTGCGATCACCTAAGCCAACTTCGACAAACTGGACACCGATTAAATTACAATATAAACCTGTTACTAGAAGGGAAGTAATTAAACGACAGTCTCAAGTTTTGACTGATGGAAGAATAAACTACGTAGATACATTCGAATTATACTTAAAAAATGTAAATCAACACGGGCATGATGTAATTCAAGTAGTTGATATGAATCCGGTAAAGAACCATATACCAATAATTAGTGGAGGATCTGGTGCACCAGATTATACTAAACAATCTAGAATAATTATCGTAGTTGATACTTTAGGTAACCAAGTAGGATGGAATACACCGGACGGTACTATCGAATATCAAATGTCAATTGATGATATGGTTATTAATAGTATTGATCCAACTGTGGAGAATATAGTAGATAGTATTGATATTCGATCAACATTGCATCAAGTATTTATTGATGAGGTACAAGCCAGACTAAAGAATGGCCAAGAAATACCAGCACAACTTAATGCAGAATTTGAAGAATTTGTAAATGCTCATTTTAATGAAGTGCAACAAATTAAACAAATGAAAGCAGGCGCGATGAGAAAAATGCGTATAGCCAGACTTCTCCGTGGTATAGCTAATATAGGTATGTTGTACGGTTTATGGGGATCTACTTTTTGGGCAAAAGCAATTGGCCCTGCTTTAATTTTTGGAACAGCAATGTTCTTTAACGACGGAATGAAAATTAGGGAAGAGTATATTAATAAGGGTAAACGACACCCAGCCGGGGATCCATGGCGTTATTGGACAAGAGAGATGGAAGCGCTACATCAAAAATTTGACTGGACATTCTTCTATTTATATTTACCAACCGGTACCGGAGCTGCATTAGGTAGATCCCCAATTGAATTATGGGAATGGAGTGTAGACAATCTCGGGGCAGGTATGAATTCGATATATGAAAAATCCCCTGAATTTGGTGAAGGTATGGATTCTTCGGAATTATATTACCACCTGGTTAAACCAGAAGATCTAACAGCTAATATTATTAATGATCTAACAGCCGCGGATAAGATAAAAATCAAAAAGATTAATTCTTTGCTTTTCAAATTTAAAGGCTTTCAAAAGCAATTAATGAGACATTATAGTGATAGCGATGCTGATGTACGAGTTCCAGCTGAAAATCTGCGATTATTGAATGCACACAAAATTGCTAGTATTGGTAGAAATAGTACTTGGGGAGATGCATATAAGAAGTTAATTAAAAATACTATAGACGAAGTCCGTATACTTAAAGAGGAATTGCCTAGTAAGTATGTTGATGCATCAAATAAAGAGGCTGCAGTATTAGTTCATAATACAAATAATTCTAATGTGGGTTCAGTTTTCTGGAATATTAATGCAGATAAACCTAAATTTTTATACATATTAGATCCACATTCTGGTGAAATTACCGGAGTATATGATTCAACCTTGGGGATTGTCGATGGTCTTGGAAAAACCGTATTCGAATATGTATGGACGCCAATTGAACAAATTCTGACTGGTATAGGTGATGTGTTTAATTCAAACAACCCAGGATATAACGCAGATGGTATATATAGAGGAACGCTGCCGAAAAATTTAAACGTGACAAGTGGTAATAATTGGATATTTAAATTAGATGGCAGTGGTCATTGGTATAAAATGGATGCAGCATGGTCTAGCATATATAATATATCTCCGGCGGATAAACAAAGAGTAATGCGAGAGGCTATAGAAAATATGTTTAATGCAAATGGGATAGAAATAAAACTTCTAGAAGATGTATATCCAAACGAAAAAGATGCTGGAAAAGTAAAACGTAAACGTCGACGTGGGCCTAAAAATGAGTTTAGGGAAATTGATCCAGTGTTTCCAGGTCCATACAACATAAATTGGCAGGAGAGATAGTACACATGAGTTATCATATTGAAAATAAAAGTCTAATAGATGTATCTAGAGCTAGTGGTAATGGAAGTACTGCCTTTAGTTATACACCTAATAATCCTGTTAGCCCACAAGCATTAAATCATTGTTATTTACCAGATGGTTTGTTTCATCCAGATGGTGATGAATACGCCGTGTCTGTTTTAAAAAGAGATAATTTAGATAGTTTGCAAAAAACTGGAGGTTATACTAATACGGCATCGATGATCATATATGATATTCTATATACCGATTATTTATTAGATCCAAATATGAAATTTATATGGGATAATTTCTCAAAAAACCTTTTATGGTATGCAGATTGTTGTGTAGGAACTTTAAGTACTTGGAAATCAAATGGATTACGCGATGGTAAATATAGTTATTTTCAATTAAACCACACTGAATTAATTAACGCGATTGGATGGTTTAAACAATCAGCACTAAAATTTAATGATGTTCGCAAGAATGGCACTGTCGATAATGTGTATGGATATTATAAATTTCATACCACTGAAAATAACCAATGGATTCCAGCACAGTACTTTAAATGGTTTGATACTATATTAGATTTAGATATTACAGAACAAAATTATATAGAAATAATTAATGACATGTCATATGACAAAATTATAGCATTGTTATTAATACACGAGTTTTTCGAATCTTCCAGTGATAAAGATTACAGGGAAGATTTAGTATTTCATTGGGTTGAGTTAGGTGCTGGTAATAGTAATAATACGAATATCGAAGAATCTGCTTTAGCTATATTTAAAATTAATAGACCTCAGTATATAGATCAAAAGCATGACTTACATATTAATTCATTTTTTACTTGTTATGACGCGGAGTACTCTAAAAAGAATGCACCACCATCAGAATTAAGCTTAAAAGTAGCTAGTAAACACGTTAAAAATTACGGTGCGCCATTTGATGGTAATAAATGTCCTCCTGTAAATTTAGTAATAAAAAATAAATTTATCGATGAAATTATAAAGATTTTCGAAGATAAAATTACAGTATATAATGCTCTAGACAAAATTGTTAACTTTGATAAAAAATTATGGGGACAGTTTATATACCAAGAAGTTACTAAAGTTACCGAGGTTATTCCATTTGACGGGGCTTTAGGCAGGCCTAAGAAAATACAATGGGATTTTCTAGATATGACTAGAGTATTAAGTGAAGACTCACAAAACAAATCGTTTGCTATGGAAGAAATTAATAATATTTTTGGTGAAGGTGGTTTATTTGATAAAAGTGATATTCGTGTATTTAGACGGGAATATCGCAATGCCAAGACTAGCTGGGATTCAACTCATGATTATATATATTTTTATGATAGCGAAGATACGGTAGCAGGGCCTGTTACACTTAATGTAGATGTTAAAGAAGAGATACTTAAAGAAGTTCGTATGGCGGCTGGATTACATAATAATCCAGAAGAATTATTAAATAGTATTAAATTATTATTTACTGCACCAGAATATAAGGTAGAACAGTTTGTAATGAGTTTGTCAGGTAAGGAGGTTCCGAGTAAACAGTTGGAGCCTTGGCCAATGTTTAATGCTAGGGTTTCTTCTATGGAGGATGTTGTTCTTGGTGCTACATGTAGAATAAAAGATCCGCTTAATCCGAAATTTCCTATTGTTTTTAGATATATGCATCCAGCTATATATCGTAATAAAGGCCTGGTTCATCCATGGCCTGGGTTTGGTTATAGAGAAGATTGGATCCGGGATCAAGGGCGAAAATCTACAAAGAATCCAACTGGAGATTATATATTTTCGTATTTTGGACCACAAGCGCAGAATATTATAGATAGTATATTATTAGGAAATCCAATTGAAATAGCACATGACAAAGGTAGTGGATGGCAAGAACACAAAGTTTCAGACCTGAAGGGGTCTAATTTTGAAACCCAATTTAATGCATTTCATGAGTTAACGCTTTCACCGGGATATCGAAATAAGGGTTTTAATGTAACTAAGCTTAACAGTGATGGGTCATCTAAAGCAGTAAGGAGATATTTACATGAGGGTATACCTTTAAATCAGGAAGGAGTATCTGAAGACGATAAAAAAACTCCATATGAATTTACTCAAGAGAATATATCAAAATCGGGCGGATACAAACAATTAGCAGGTTATACAAATTCTGATTGGCCATTACTGGGTTATTCCACGACACTTGGTTCCTGGAACAAGAAAACAGATCAATTATATTTTAGTTTGATAGTCAATATTAAAGGAAAAAGGCCGGGTTACAATGCTTTAAATACTTTTGTTCATGAATTTGGTGGACACAAGCGCATTAAAAATCTTACTGGGAAAGGGTGGGGACACGGCAATGATAATTTATTAACTATTAATGAAACAATTTCATTAGCAAAATCATTAAAAGATAACTACAAAAAATTTGAAGCTCAAGAGAAAACCTGGATATTAGAAAATTTAAATAAGTTAAGTGCTTACGCATTTGATCTAGGTACACCGGAAGGTTCGAAGAATAGTACAAGGCTGAGACACGCGTATGCTCATTTTCTAGAAGATGAGTTTATGGCTAGAGTAATGACTATGATTACAATGAATTATTGTGTTACTTTTGCAAAAGATATCTATCCAGAATTGAATTCTGAATTAGGTATTGTGTTTTCTCCTCAAACTATTCTAGATATTGATATAGCTGTTCAGGATGCTATAAAACATAAGCGTCTAAAGCAAGTAGCAGGCCACGCAGCGGATAGTGTATTATATTATCATAAGGATCCTTATAAAACAGATTTTTATAACGATTTTAAATTTAAAGGAAACGGGTTTGAGTTACCTAATAATCTAGTTGGATTATTACCTATAGAAGCCGAGTTAGTATCAAATATTGAAGATGCCGAGTGTGCTAATATGATATATTACTATATAGCATATATTGGTATTGGAGATTCGGATCCATATAAATTTAATGTTGTTAAAGGCATATTAGGAAATGAATTTTTAACAGGCGCTACAATAGGATTAAAGGGATCTAATAGTATTACTAAATTTGTGTCAACTATTTTAGATGCAACACACCAAGTACTCCAAGTTGGTCAAACCTGGGATCCAGTAGGCGAATGGAAAGATTTTAAAGAACAAGTTATTGATGGTGTATGGCGCGGAGAAACCCCGGATTGGCTATTAAACCGATATTTTAGAGTAAGTTTAGAATTATATGATGCAGATCGCGAGACTGATTGGGGTTGGGCAGGTTGGGATAAACATGGCAATTTTAAAATTTATAAACAGAAAAGTTTATAAATAAGTCTATACAGAGGAACAATTATGGCAAAAGTAACAACTAGAGACGAATTAAAGGAACATGCGCTTAGGGCGTTAGGAGCTCCTGTAATTGAAATCAATGTAGATGATGATCAGTTAGATGATAGGGTCGATGATGCTTTACAGTATTATCAAACATATCATTCAGATGCAATCGTTCGTGTATACAATAAACATACACTAACTCAGGATGATATCGATAACGGATACCTTGCAATTCCTAATAATGTTACATCAGTCATAAATATATTAGAAGGTGGCAGTCGAACACTAAACGTTGAATTTAACGTTGAGTATCATATGCGCCTCCAAGATTTAATGACATGGGGTTCTACTGGTAACTTACAATTATATGATGCGCGTAAAAGCCATTTAGCTCTTATTGACCATAGACTAAACTCAAAAGAGTTATTAAGATATAGTCGTCATATGAATAGACTATATATTGATGACGGTCTATCAACTGCTGCTGTTGATGATATTATTGTTATTGAGGCATGGCAAATTGTTGATCCAGCTACATATACAGAGGTGTATAATGATATGTTCTTAAAGAGATACGTTACTGCACTGACTAAAAGACAGTGGGGTCAGAACATGAGTAAGTTCGAAGGTATGATGTTACCAGGCGGAGTTACAATGAATGGCTTAGAAATATTTAATCAAGCAAACGAAGACATAATTAAATTAGAAGAAGAGATGCAGTTAGCCTGGGAATTACCAGTTGACTTCTTAATGGGATAAGACATGAAAAATGTATATTTTTCCAATCAAGTTAAATCGGAACAGGATTTATATGAAGACTTAATTATTGAGTCTTTGCAAATATATGGACAAGATATTGTCTATATTCCTCGTGCTGAAATATCCAGAGATGAGATACTAAATGAATCGTATTCAAAGTTCGAAGACTCATATATTGTTGAAATGTATATTGAGAACCAAGAAGGATTTGAAGGTGATGGAGACTTACTAGCTAAGTTCGGTTTAGAAATCAGAGACCAAGCTACATTCATTGTGGCTAAACGTCGTTGGGATAAACAAGTAAGTAAATGGACTAATAGTATTAGACCTATGGAAGGAGACTTGTTATTCCTACCTTTGAGTAATAGTCTATTTGAAATTAAGTTTGTTGAACATGAACAACCATTCTATCAACTAAACAACCTGCCTATCTATAAATTACAGGCTGAATTATTCGAATACGGTGATGAAGCAATGGATACTGGCATTGATGCTGTCGATAGAATTGAAACACTTAATGCTACATCATTTACGTATTCTCTTAACAGCGGTTCAGGAGACTTTACTGTTGGTGAAAATGTAATTCAATGGAGTGGTGAGAACGACGTCGATGGTAATGCGATTAATATCGAAGGTGAAGTTGCTGCATGGGATGATCTAGGTGCTACTGAAGGTACGTTAACAGTTGTGGCTCATGTTACTACTGATGGTCAATTTAGAAAGTTCTATGTTGATCCATCTAATATGGTTACTGGTACTGAGTCAGGAGTTAGCTATGCTGTAATGAGTACTACACTTATTAATAGCACCAATTATAATAGAGATCCATATGCAGCTAACGACTTCTTTGAAGCTGAGGCTGATAATATAATCGACTTTAGCGAAACTAACCCATTCGGAGAACCATAATGTTTGGAAGTCACTGGTATAATGAATCAACAAGAAGAATGGTATCCGTATTCGGAAGCCTATTCAATAATTTAGAAGTATTAAAAGTAGATGCTGCAGGTAAAGAACTTGCAAGAATTAAAGTACCTTTAGCTTATGGCCCACGCCAGAAGTTTTTAGCCCGTGCTAAAGATTTATCAGATACTAAGATAGCTCTTAAATTGCCACGTATGTCATTTGAAATAACTGACATGAGTTATGATGGTGCTTCTAGAGTTAATAAAACTAAGAAGTATATTAAAGTGGATCCGGATGATGCTACAAACAGAAAGTCATTGGGTGCACCCGCCGTATATAAAGTAGGCTTTGAATTAAATATTATGTGTAAGGCACAAGATGACGCACTACAAATTCTAGAACAGATTCTACCTATATTTCAACCAGACTATACTATATCAATTACCGATATTCCTGATATAGATATTAAATCAGATATCCCTATAGTATTAACAGGTATTGGATTAAATGATGAATATGAAGGTGACTTCTTAAGTAGAAGAACTATAGTGTATACACTAACGTTTGAAACAAGAATTAAGTATTACAGAGGTGTATACGACAAAGGTATTATTGATAAGACTGAAGTTACGTATATTAACAAGAACAGCGGTGAAAAGATTGAATTGCAAACGGTTGATGGTACTACTACACCATACACGGAGACGATAGACTTTTTTAATGAATAGGTAATATACTATGAGTGATATAGATGATGATTATATAGCTATAAGAAAATCATTATACGATTTGTCCTCTCAAGGAGATGAGGCGATCGAATTAATGATGGAATTAGCACGTGAAAGCGAACACCCGAGAGCATTCGAAGTTCTTGGTCAACTAATCAAACAAAATGCAGAGATCGGAGAGAAGATCATGAAGCTGCAGAAATCCAAAAAAGAAGTTGCAGTTATGGGTGATAATAAAGCTTTGCCTGCATCTGGAACAGTGACTAATAATAATGTATTCATAGGATCTACAACTGATTTACAAAGACTACTAAAAGATGAACAAGTGATTGAACATGGTGATGAAGAAACCTGAAAGTTATTTAGGAAATGCATCAGTAAAACGGGATGGTGTTTCCCAAGATTGGACAAAAGAAGAAGTTATCGAATACAAGAAATGTATGGATGATATCGGGTACTTTTGTCGTAACTATATTAAAATCATTCTGCTTGATAAAGGATTAGTCAAGTTTAATTTATATCCATATCAAGAAAAGATGATGACTAACTTTCATGATAATCGATTTAATATCGTGTTGGCATGTCGACAATCAGGTAAATCAATATCAACCTGTGCATATCTTTTATGGTATGCAATATTCCAACCTGAAAAGACCGTGGCTGTATTAGCTAATAAAGGTGCAGTTGCTAGAGAAATGTTGGCCAGAGTTACTCTTATGTTAGAGAATCTTCCGTTCTTTCTCCAACCTGGTTGTAAGGCTTTAAACAAAGGTTCAATTGAATTCTCAAATAACTCTAGAATTATTGCGGCTGCAACATCTGGTAGCTCTATTCGTGGTATGTCTATTAACCTATTGTA